GCTTGATCAGTTCTTCCTGAAGTAGCAGCAAGCTGGCGTGCTGCGCCCGAACAGCCTTCTCGGTTACTCGCGGTGGCTTGGTGTCAATTGGTCTCTCGTTGAAGTCGGTGTACATTCTGTGCGTTTCTGCCGTGTATAGGCCGGAGCTGGCGCCCGGCTTCCAGCAAGTGGCTGTAGAGACGAGGTGTCCACTGTGGACCTTGTGGGTGCTAAGCTTGAGGATGAAGCCATCCGGCAGGGGGATGCGTGTGGTGGCTTCCCAGTTGTTACGCATGTCCTTTCCGATTACGGTTCGCGTGGCGCTTAGTGCGTTTTCGGTTTCGTGAATTTTTGTCATTGAGACTGCTCCTTCTCCGGCTTTAGAGTAACGATGTAGTCGGCAACTCTGCCCGCGCTGGCGTTGGTGTCCGGCGCGTAGAGCTTGTAGTGGTTAGTGTAGCGCTCCGACCCTTCGATGCAGTCCAGGACTTGTTCGACGTTTTTGCCTTGCCGCCAGCGATCGGCTTGCAGCTTCTCCGAAGTCGTAAGGCTGCTGTCATCGCCGTTGACAAGGTAGCTTGCCCAATAGGACGGCGCAGTGATGGTGTCTGTCACGATGCCCATGCATGGTCCCTAGTGGTTGTCGCCGTGACGTTCATGTGCGCTGATTGATTGCGGACTTTCTGAGTCGTTCGGCTCGATCGTGACGGGTTCGATGTAGAGGAACAGGTAGCAAGGTTCGTCGTCCTCGCCACGATCCTCCACATCAGCAAATGCATATGGCTTGAGCCCTTCCGTAAAGGTTCGCACGCAATCGTCCGCTGCATCCCAATCGAAGTCGTCCCCTCGATCACAGCATTGAAGATCAGCCTTCAAGGCGTCGAGCACTTCTGCGGGCGTCATGCCCTTGTGAACTGGGATGGCCAGCATGTACTCACGCGTTGTGCGCAACCGCTCGAAACCCTGAATGCACACGTCGTGACTGTTGAGTTGATGTGTCATTGCCGTTGCCTTGTCATTCGGCCGTCTGTCGTCTCAGTGTCAGTATACTAACACTTCGTATGCCTTGTGTCAAGCACTTTTGTTGTTTTCGGGTCGGCTGGAATAAGTTTGCGTCGGGGGTTTTTTGGCGAGAAACCCCGGAGAAACCCCGGAAACCTCGGGAGAAACGGGAACATTTGCGGGGTGTTTAGGGGGTTTAGGCATTTTCATCACTGTTGCTCGGTTGCAAGTTGAACACGGTATTTCACACAAGCGACTTGGGTAAGTGTTAGAGGTGACGGTCCGTTGTGTTAAATACGGTGTTCAATCTAGGGGGTTGTATACGTTCGATTGAGCCAGAATGTTCTGGAATGTTCTTGGTTCTCCCTGTGGTTTGATGCGGTTTCTTGGGGTTTTGTGTGAGGAAACCTCGGAGGTATTGTTGTGTTGTTTCAAATGGTTATGTGGTTTCTTGGGGTTTTGTGGTTTCTTCTATTGGAAAGGGTAAGGAAGGAAGGAAAGGAGACAAGTAAGGTCAAAAAACTTACTTGTGTGAAGGTTGACCTTAGTTGGCTTACAATTGAAATTGGAGTGGAGCAGGGGCCACAAAAACCTCAAAACCCCGAAGCTTTTGTGTAAGCCTTTGATGTGCATAGCGAAAACCCGTTTTTGATGGTTTGGAACCATTTTCTAAAATGGCGCTTTTTTGAAGCGTTTTTTAGAATTTTGGTTCGGTTTCGTGTCAGTGACAGAGTGGCAGCAGAGCGAGCACGTAGCCGAAAGCAAAGGCAAGGCAGAGCGTGCGAAAGACGCGCGTAGGTAATGCCTCGGATAATGCTTGCGGAGTGTCTGCATACTGTGCGCGTGCGTATATCGCGGTGTCATAGTCGGTGCCATAATCGCGTTTTTGGTTCGCGACCTCTCGACATGTTGCAATTCTCATGTGAATATCTCTATTGCGTATGCGGGTGTTATGAGCGTATGCGTATGTTTAGGCATCCTGTACGCGCACACGTTCGTCATCGATAATCACATATTCCCCCTTGGACCATTTGGGCGTGTTCGTGTCTGTGTGCACGTCTAATATCTTCGCTGTTCCACTCCAGAAGAGGAGATTACCGCGCCTTTCAGCTTCGGAAGTGCAGAAAGGTCCCTTGCCGCCTTCGCCGAACTGCAAGTAGCACTTGCGGAGCTTGTCAGCTTGACCCTTGCGCCTCATTTGCTTGTCTTTCTCGGCTTGGTTGTTTGTCTCTGTGCTCTTGATGCTACTAATATAGCCGCATACTAAGTGTTTGTCAACGGTTATTACGGATGCGAAGTGTTTTTATTTGTTTACGGTTTGTTCGCATACTGACTGGCTGCTCCTGATTAGTAGCTTGTTCGTGTGCTGTGTAGAGGGAGCTATACAAGTGTTGTGGTGACTAGCTTTTGATTCGTTTCGTGGGTGGGCGTTGATTGGCACGCTGCTGGCGATATGTCGCCCAACGGCAGTTGTCCGGGCTGTAGTGCGCATCGTTGTTGATGCGATCTAGCGTGTAGCCTTGTGGGCGTACACCCATATCTTCAACGAAGAGATCGAAGTCACGCCAGCGGTCGCAGACCTTTATGCCGCGACCTCCGTAGCGGTGATAGTTGACATGCTTTGGGGATGTGCAGCGCCTCCACATGCTGTACCAGCTCCCATACGAGGGATGCGTGCGCTTGTAGTGCTTACCTCTCGGCAGCGACAGGTGGCGCTCACGATGCCGTGGTGCGCAGCCCTTGCATGAGGCGGGGGAGGTTTCAGAGATGTGGCTGTGCGGGACAAGCCATTCGTGGCCACAGTCGCAGCGCGCTCTCCAGTGTAGGCGAGGGGTATGCTCCTCCCCAGGCTTGAGCAGGTAGACTCTCGTGTCCCTGTGCCGGTTGAGGATCGTGACGTGCTGCGTGCGATGTCCCGTCCAGTCTTTCAAGGCCTTTAAGGTCATGCGTATACGTCGCCTGTTGTGGACCGTGGATTTGATCGTAAGATTTTTGCGGCTGTTTTGATAGATGCGCGCGCGTAGGTCGCGATTGACGACGACCCACGACCGCGTATTTGATTCGTTGTGCGGACCCCCTCTAAGTACCTTTAAGGTAGCGAAAACTAGTCGTATACGACGTACCATCGAACCGATTTCGCAATTTTTGCGGTGTTTTTTGGTAATCTGTGTGCGTAGGTCGCGCGCGCGCGCGACCTGCGTTTTGTCAACTGTGGCCGTTGTGCAACGTGTGCGGTGCAATATGTGACCGAAATGTCGCATACGTACAAAATGCATAGCTAATCCGTGGCCAGAATACCACTTGACAGTGCAAAAATGCCTAGAAGTACCAAAATTTGACCATTCGTGTGCTGAAAATAGCACTTTCCAGTTGCGAAAATGTATCTTGACACGGAAAAAACTAGCCGTACACCGAAAAAACCGTTAGTTCTGGTGCAAACTGGTCCTGTCAAGGCGTAATTTAGCAACAGTTTACTGACTTTTCGTGATAGGAAGGTGTGTCAACACACAAAAACGTGATCTCGCGCCGCACAAATGTCGTAGAGCGGACACTTTCCAACGATGTCAAAGAGCAAAGCTATGCAAACGGAGCATTGCGCCGCGTGCATAGCAGTTTTTTGTTGACTTTATACGGATTATGTGTCTACGGACGCCAACCGTCTAGCTTGGACATGTAGACAGCTTTCGGAGAATGCGGAAGAAGAAATGCAACCGCGTATCCATGGAAGGGGTCCGAAGGATTCGCAGTCACAAAGAAGTCTTTCTCCGGCCAACGGCGCTCGCATTCCTTGCGGAACCGTATCGCGTTTCGTTCGAGCTGGTAAATGTGGGGGCGAAGTCGCCCCCTGCCAGCGTGCATCTGGATTGTCACGACTTGGATTACTCCCTGCTACGCGGGATGCACAAGCCACCTAGGGCCGAGCCTAGTTCCGCTAGTAACGTCCACAGAAGTACAGTATACGTGTCTATCTGGTAGCGTTGCGGTTCCCACCCGGCCATGCGTGCAAGCTCAATGTATCCATCCGTTACCGTGTTCTTATCTATTGGCGCGTCTAAAGCGTTAGCCTCGCGACGCTTCGATTCTGTAAGTTCAGCGGTCAAGGCGAGCTTATCCGCCGCAACCTTTTGCGCGCACTCAGTATCAGGAACGCGGACCTTGACTTGCAGCACTATAGCTTTTTTCTTGCCTTTGGCGGGCTGCACCTCGTCTCGCGTTTCTTCCTTGTCCGGGCAAGATTTGACGCTTGCCAATTCCCTCAGAATGACATGCTCCGGCCGCGTAGCGCTGGCCGCAACGATGCCTTGCCTAGCCTTGTCCTTTGCATGGCGAGTCAATGCGTTTCCGAACGTGTTGACGAACGAGAACGCGACTATGATGCACCACAGCAGCAGGGTCCCGCACCACTGTAGGGATGCGCGATTTTTCCCGTGCTCGATCAAGGCAACTGGTAGCAACGGCTTGGCGACTTCGGCCGCGATCACAAGGATTGCGACACCTAGGCCAAACGAGCGCATGTGCTGCCAGTTGTTCCAGGCAGATGCGGCCGTCAAAGTGACGACGGCCGCACCTAGACCTAGCCTAAGTAGCATCGGTCACAGGGACCATGCGTCTGAGCTTATAGTGAAGCTCAAAACGCTTATCCGCTTGGCCCGGACACCCTGCGCACGGCTTGGTGTACGTTTTGCTTTGGGTGACGAACTCGACTTGATAGCCGTCCGTTTCCCAAGGCGCGTTGCGTCGCTCCGCTTGCCAGCGCTCCTTCAAGGCGATGCGAAGGTCTTCCCTACGCTTTAGCCAATCCTTGGCCGCGTCGTAGCGTTCATCAAGCGCAATCTTTTCTCGCAGCATGACCTGGAAATGGTCCGGCTCCGGAGTCGGTTGCGGTTCGGGCTTTGCTTTAGGCTTTGCCATGTTGCACCTATTGGGGTTGCGATTGCAGTTGTGACTGCACCGTAGCCGGACACGTTACCAAGGTGTTGCGTATGGCATCGGGGATAGTCAGTCTTCCGGTGTAGAAACCGGCAACGATTGCCACCGCGACGCACACAAACAATGCGCGTTTAGAATGTCCGATTGCGGTCATTGCGTTCCCTGCTATTCCCTGATATTCATATGGGAGAAACGAAAGGAACTGAGATGCCAGCGGATGTTCCGCAAGCGTTTGGCGTGTTTGAGGTGGCGACTCCGGCAACGCGCAACCGGAGACCGGAGTCGCCAGCGTCGGCAACGGTAGGTGTTGCGACGCTATTGGTTGACTTGGGAGTCTCCCGGCTTGGATGACTTCGCCGAGATACGTTGCCAAGTCTCGGATTGCTTGATCACGTCTACCAAGCTCCTCAATTGAAGCCAGAGCGACCAGCAACCGTTGATCACGGTCAGGAATGTCTGCATTCATGTCACCTACAGCTTAGTTTCGGCGACGACTTCGCCATTGCTGACTCGCCGAATGAAAGCCATCACGGTGATAAGCTCGATTCCCGCATCCGCCGCAATCTGATCATGGTGGCTCATGAACTTGCGAAGGTTGGCAACGCTAGGGAAGCCTTCCTTTACGCAATTCCACGTATGCCGAATGCCAGTATGCAGTTTGCAATTGGCATCCATGGTCACATATTCGGCATAGTATTCCAGCGAGTAAATGCTGAAACGCTCATCCGGTTTGTGACCGTGCAACCCGGCTTCCCGGAGCTGCATAAGATCAACGCGACCATAGTTGCTTATGAGACGTTGCGACATGATCAGCCCCCAACGCACTGGCCAACGAACGTCGTTAGCACGTTGATATCGATGGACTGGCCAAGTTCGGCCAGCGAGCTAAGAATATCGAAGTCTTCTAAGCAGCCGTCCGTTGGGATGACGGCATCAGTAAGGGACTCCAGGAACTCTTCGATTGATTGCGGAAAGTCAGGCATAGCGCTTACCTCAATGGCATGGCGTTTCGTTTGGCGTGCGGGACGGTTGCCGGTTTTGTTCCGGCAACCGTGTGTGCTGCGGTTACTGCTTGACGATCACAGCACCGCTGGCGATAGCCTCGCCGAGCCCGACCTTGCGGCATCCGCCACCAAACGTCGTGGTATAGAAGCCACCCTTCGGGTTGGCGTCACCGGCAACATGCGGCGGAACCCACTTGTAAAGCCCGCCCTTTGCGGTGCACGTCGCTTGCCGTGCACGGATGCCGGACTCGTAAGCGGTGCGTGCAGCAGCGGCCGACGTGGCGACGTTGCGAGCGACGCTACCAACAGGGGCGACCGCAGGGGCGGTAGCAGTCGCCGCAGCAGCAGCAGGCGCGGGCTGCTTTGGCGCAGCAGTCGCAGGGGCGGCCGTCTGAGCAAAGGAAGCCGACGCGGACAGGGTGAGGATCGAAGCGGCGATGATGATAGAGCGGGTCATGATGCGTTCCCTTTCAGGGTTGCTAGGTGTTGCGCTTAACTCTCTGTACTCATCAGCGACTTGCTAGGTTGTTCGTTGTTCCTTGCTCGTCTCTGATGAACTCATACTGACACAACGGATGCTGACAGAGAACACACAATAGTGCATAGCTGGTATGCGCACCACGCATGACTAGCCTAGTCATACTTACCGGCCGACACCACGGCTTTAGTTGCAGTAACTTTATCCGGCAGACAGAGGGGACACGCTGGCGGGGTTGCTCAGTACCCCGCGAAATTTGCAGAAATTTCCGAAGGAACTTTTTTACTCAGTATACCCACTGACTTACAAAATTTTCGGTGTTTCCCCAAGATGCTTTATATTTGGTATACGTACTACTTGACCATTCACATCCGTATGCGACTTGTGCTATGCCGTTACGAACACAAAAAAGCGCAACTATACGGACACAGCCATGGCATCGGCCAAGCGAAAGCCCGACCCGACTACACGCAGCACACGCAAGCCGCGTAGGTCAAACACGTCGGGTAAGCCTGAGACAAAAAACAACGCGGAAACCATCCAGCTCCTCCCGGTTACGGAGGACACGAACTTTCTCGACCTGTTCCAACGCCTTCAAGAGGCTACTCCACGGGACGCGAACGGTTTCCTCCAATACCTTTTGGACCCATCTCACGTCCCACAGGACCTAGACCAGCGTCCTCAGCAGAAGCAGGCCATCCTGCTCCAAACCGCACAGCTTCCGCTCTCGATGATGGAGGGCTACCATTCGTTTGAAAGCAATCGTCAGCCCAGACCAGTGTGGACACAGCTCCCGCATGAGCCTCCCTCCTACTATCAAGCTTTTCGGCAGTACCTTCTCTCTCCGAACCGCTCCCTAACCACGAGCGCAGACGATCTCGACTTCGACTCCCCCGGCTTCTCCGCCTACACCATCAGAGAGGCGTACATCCTATTCTACTGGCACGATCGAGCACGCAGCTACGACATCCTTAAGCCGGTCGCCGCAGCCAGACTGCGTGATCAGCGCATTCTTCTCACCGAAGATGCCCATTACATATTGACGAACAATGTGTTGAAGCAACTTGGAGAAGAAATCGAAGAACGCTCCAATGATCAGGATGGCAGGCCTTGGGCGGGGCTGAAGGCCTCGGAAATCGTTGCGGCGCTCTCCACTATGATGCAAATGCAGCGTGTTTCACTAGGACTGCCTTCCCATGGTCCCAAGCTCAAGGATGCAGGCTTCCAGCCCGCACCTTTCAGCGGTACTGACCGGGCTATTCGGGAATCCTCCCAGAACTACCTTGGCACCTCTGAAGCAGGCCTCACACAGGCTGAGAAGATGCAGCAGGATATCAACCGAGCCCTCGCCGAGAACCCGGACGCGGCAGCCGCCCTTCAGGCTGCGGCGATCGAAGTCTTACTCAAAGCGCGCTCCGCACCAAGGTCGGACACTGGAACGGAGGTTGCTCACGCGCACCCTCCCGGCTATGGTCCTCCTCCGACAGATGGGAAGTGACCTCGCTATCTCCTCGCTGCCTCGCTGCTGATAAACCCTGTGTATCTCCATAGGAAAAACCGGCTACCGGAGCCGACTGTGGACTGCGAAGGGCTTGTTCTACCTAGGGAGGTGGACTAAGGAAACCGGGGGCTGGGCGGTGGGCGCAAACTCTGGGCTAGTATACAGACTTTCCGGTAGCGAAGCATATAGCTGCGCTGCTACCGGCTAGACCTAGGAGAGACCACCTGATGTCCAGAAAAGCTCCCACCGAGCACACCCGTAAGAGAAAGCCCACAGCCAAACTGATCAACGCCTACCTTGCTGCCGCAGCCGCCAGATTCGATTGTTCCCAAAGAGCCATGCTCTCAGACCGTTCCAAGGGCGGCGGTGGCCCAAACGGAACCCCGACACATCGGCATGTGGCTATCTATCTGCTGCGCCACGATCTTGGGATGCACCTGGATGATCTGGCACGGCGCTTCCAGCGAACCCGTACGACCATCATTCGCACCCTAGCGCACGTCGAGCGCAAGCTGGAGAATGGTGGCCGTAAACATCGGGAGGCGATCGAGGCTGTGCGCCAAGACCTCCGCGCGGATGGAATAATTCACCTCTGCGATCGTTGTAATGGGTACGTCCCAGCGGGTATGGATCACACTTTCCACGAGGGTTCAGCCAACGGGGAGGCGCGGAACGGTGGTGAAAGCAGCGAGGCGGTGTTGACTAACAGCAACACACAAACTATTTTTCGGAAAGGCCGTCGCGTCAGTGCCACGCGGACCTCCGACCGCCATGGAGACGGCAGAAACGCTCCGGGAAAGGTCAAGCCCCCTGGTCTGAAGGCAAAGCCCCTGACGCGACGGCCTGAGACTGGTGGAGGCAAGCGACTAGCGTAAGTGGTATCCCCCGCCACAGCGCACACGGATAGGAGCAAGCCTTTATCGAGCAGACGCGCAACCGCCCCTCAGCTCATCACCAGCAAGCGAAAGGGCTCCCGCCGCAAGGTAGGAGCCCTTTCTGCGGCCCGTGGCCGCTGTGGGGTCACTCCAGCCATCCCCCGATGGCTCTGCCCCGTCGCCCCCTTCTCCCCCGAGAATCCCGGTGCGTGTCACCGGGAGCCAAAGCGATGCGTTTCTACGTCTTAGCGACTACATGCGCGGTGCGACGGTGGCAACCCAGCCAGCGGGGTAAGATGCCGAACCACCACCGTCTACACCTTGCCCAGACAGGAGATGCGGCGGACCTGTCCGTAACTCGGGCGCACAAACCAGCGTGAGGGCACACCGGCAGTTACACACTACAGATCGCCCTCACTCAGTCAAGCGGCGTCAACTACAGCCGCTCGTCTCTCCACAAGTATCGCATACGTGGCATGTACCACTTCTGCGCAGTGTGAAGGAACCACATTGCGTGCACGCATTTCCACTATACTTAGGCCGAGATAGTGTCCGCATACCTACAGAAACCGCCTCCGTCGCCCCTAACACAGACATAGCTGTGTCCTCTGTGCTAGGAGTTTGCAGCAGCTTTGTCAGCCCTTCCACCTTGCTCAGCACTGCCGGGTCCGTGGATGGGATCATCACTGTGACGTTTGCTGGTGCGCGAGACGAGGGTTCCGGTGCTTGCACGGCAATCGGAATGTTAGTCTCCAGATGCATGTACGAGGCGGCTAGCTCCCGTACCAGATAGTCCATGATAGAAGAGCACATGCGGATATGATCGGAGCCACGCACGATACCGTTGGGTTCAGAGCGGCTATCCGAGAACGCATCGACATACTCCGCCAAGGGGACACCGTGCTGGAGCCCGAGCGACATGGTGATAGCCAGGGAGTCCAGCAAGTGTTTCATAGTGGAGCCTTCCCGACCCATCGTCAGGAAGATTTCACCAAGACGGCCATCCGGGTACTCACCAGTACGCAGGTATAGGGATTGTCCACCGATGTCCACCTTCTGTGTAAATCCACCGCGCCGTGCAGGCAGTTTGTAGCGTGGGGTAACGGCGCCTTTAGGCGGCATACCCGAGATTGTTGCGACCGCGACAGATGTGGTGGCTATAGCTGGCGTGTTGCTGCTCTGTGAGGGTGGAAATGCAACCGCCGCCAAGGGCGCGTCCTGGGCAGCAAGCTGCTGGTTCGCGACAGGGGCGGCGGGCACCGCGCTGAGCGGCTGGGACAGCTTACAGCCATCCCGATAGAGCGCAACCGCTTTCAATCCTAGCTTCCACGCCTTGATGTAGGTGGATGAGACATCCTCCACCGTCGCAGTGCTGGGTAGATTCACCGTCTTCGAGATGGCGCCACTCAGGAATGGCTGTACAGCAGCCATCATCCCCAGGTGGCCATCCACGACGATGTCGCCAGCACAGTCGAATACCGGGATGTGCTCGCGCCGTATGTGCGGAGTGGCGATGCTCATGCGGCCTACGCCTTGCACGTAGGTCAGGATGTCGTGGCAATCAGAATCCGAGTAGCCGAGACCTCGCAAGGCTTCGCGGAGAAGACCGACCTCCTGATGAAGCTCGCCGCCGCCAGCTAGCTTCTTGAGTGAGGTCAGCATATAGATGGGCTCTATCCCAGTAGAATCACAGCCCATCGCGAGGCCGATCGTCCCGGTAGGTGCCAGCAGTGTGAGCTGGGCATTGCGGATGGGGCAGGCTGCGAATGCATCCAGCTTTCCTAGCTCGCCAGTGGTGGGTTCGAGGAACCAATTGTCCGTGACCCACCCCAAGCAATCCGCAAACGGGTGCCCGGTCCCCCCAGCGCGAATATCTGCCGCAACACGTCCTTTTGCCAAGGCTGAAGCGGCGTCTCGGTGGAGGCTACGAACTCGACGAACGTCATCGGAGTGATCACCAAACTGGTGGAAGGGACCAAGCTCATTGTCGGAGGCGAGTGAGACGGACTGGTTCCACGCTGCACCATGCAGGATGGCTGTGACCAGACCAGCGTAAGCTCTGGCTTCTTCCGAATCATAAGGAACTCCCACCAACATCAAGAGGCCGCCAAGGTTCGCGTACCCGAGGCCGATCGCGCGATAATTAACTGAGTTCTCAGCCACGAGTGGGTCCGGGAACGAGGACATTCCGACTGAGACATCCAGGATGAGCGCCCACAGCTTGCAGGCGTACGCGAAACCTTCCGCATCGAATCGCTTCGCGCTGATTTTGGTGTGTCCCGTACCATCATCCTCAAAACCATCCGACCAGAACTTCACCAAGTTCAAACTGGCTAGATTGCATGAGGAGTTATCGATGAACATATACTCCGAGCACGGGTTAGACGCTCTGATTGCGGAGTGTTTCGGGATGGTGTGCCACTTGTTGATAGTATCGTGGAACTGGAAGCCGGGATCACCACAGGCCCATGCGGCTTGGCAGGCAGTGCTCCACAGTTTTAGAGCATCCAAGTGTACTTTGGTGGACTCCATTTGCATTGCGGACTTACCATGACTAGGTGTCATAGTAGGTATCGTCGTCTTGCCGTCGATTATGTTCATGAAGTCGTCGTAGGCGCGTAGCGAATTGTTCGCGTTCTGGCCGGATACGGTGGAATAGGCCTCACCCTCGAACGAGGCAGCAGAGATCGAAGCAAGGGCTTCCGTACGAAGTAAATCTGCCGTTGGCCGGGCGGTGTTCGCGCCAAGTACCATTGCGGCAACCTTGACCTCTTCCTTGGCCTTCCACGCGGCGAAAGTTTCGGCTTCCGGGTGGTCCGTGTCCACGATCGCCATGCGGGCAGCGCGTCTCGTTGTGCCGCCGCTCTTGATCGTCCCCGCGTTGATGTCGAACAGCTTGAGAAACGACATGAGGCCACTGCTTGTACCACCATTTGAGAGTGGAGCCCCCTTCGCACGGAGGGAGGAGTAGTTGACGCCGCTGCCGCTGCCATACTTGAAGATGCGCGCTTCTCGCGCAACCGTGTCGAGGATGCCCCCTTCTCCGAGAAGTGAGTCCCGCAGACCGAGGATGAAGCAGGCACTCGTTTGTGGATAGCGATACGCTTCATGTATTTCCTCCGCATCTGCACCGATGTAAGGGGCCCTGTAGGACGGAGAAGAAGTGTGTCCGTCTAATCCGTATGCCCACCACAATCCGGTGTTGAAGAACTGTGGGCTGTTTGGGGCAGCCATCTGCGAGGCCAACATGAAGAAGGTTTCGTCGTAGAAGGTGCGCGCGTTCTCCTCGCGCGCACGCTCGAACGGCTCGAACAGGCTTGAATCAATGGTGCCATCCGCACGGGCGGGGAGGCTGTTGGGGTCTGGAGCTTGCGGGCTGACAAGATAGCCACCGACGAAAGCCTCGTGCGTCCACATACCAGCTAGGCGGCGGAAGACTTGTCGGGCGGAGTCCTCGGCACCGAGCTTGGCACCAAGCGCAGGCTGCTTCGGCTGAAGCCAGCGAGGGACGCCCGGCGCTGTGCACTCCGGGACCGGAACAGTGGCGGTGGGAACCCCAGCTCGGCGCAGGTACTTGTGTGCGAAAATGGTAACAGCCTGCTGTGTCCAGTTGGCGGGAGCTTCGACTTCTCCCTCCAGGATAGTTCGCTGGCCTTCCTTGATGGAGACGCGGAACGATTTCCAGGTGAATTGCTTTTCTATTTGGGAGGGGTCCCACTCCGAGAACGGGAGCTGGGCAAGCGTCGTCGTGTAATGGCGTGCGATCTTCATATGACCCCCTAGGTCGTGAGGAACGCCTACGCACGCGCGTGCCGACGTGCTCCCACAAAAGGGATCACACGACGACGCGGAATGCGGAAACGCTCATGATGGATGCTGTAGGCTGCTCGTGGCACACGGAACCCCCAACATGCCTGCTGCGAGAGGTTGTGTCAACTTTTCGGCGGGAGGCGTACGCAAGGCGTACGTTGTGTGCGAAGCATCCGTATGCGCGCGCCAGCGGCGCGGCGTAGCTTGTTCGGTCGGTGGGTGGTGGTTAGGGTAAAAACACCTACGCGCTCGAAGAATCTATTTTTTCTTCGAGTTCCTGGCTGATTGAGAGGCCCGTCAGCGGCGGGTAGTCCCTGGTGGCCTTTGCCGTGCAGCCTATGGCTGGCTTGTTCGGTTCGGAGCCGTGTATGGTTAGGGTGGCAGGGTTATAAAGGGTGGAGAGGGGAGTGTCCATGGAGTTATTGTCGAAGAAGTTGGCTCGATCCGAGAATGCTGGGGTTGTGTCAATTTGGCACTGGTGTCCTGGCTGCGGCCACATGGAGCGCTACGTCGTAGAGCGACGGGCTGGGGCGGCACCTGGACCTCTATGGTCCTGGAATGGGAACGTAGAAAAGCCGAGCTTTTCACCCTCAATGCGCGCCTTTGTGCCGCTAGAAGGGGGTGTCGAGCGTACGACTTGTCACTATTTCGTCACGGAAGGTCAGATTGCGTATTGCGCAGACAGTCCCCACAAGCTGAGCGGACAGACCGTGCCACTCCCTGATCTGCCGGACTGGTTTGTGAATACGATTGATCGCAGAGCGTAAAAGTTGAAGGCCGCCCAGTGCCACCTGGACGGCCTTCGAGGGGTTTATCCGGGCACGCCTGCCGGGAACGCTTGCCTACGAGCACGGGAGACCTTACAGCTTTGCTGTCAGGTGTCAACCCCCTTCCTAGGCTGTGCGTATGAAGAGTCCCGCTTCTGCCGATGCTTCCCGCCACTTGACTGATCCGTTTCTGACCCCGGCTACGCTGGCCATGTCGCTGTGGCCGGACGGTTCCGACATGTGGATACCGCAGAAACATCTTCTATACGCAGCATCCCGCATCACACACGCTATCATGAAGGGTAATGGCAGACTGATTGTTAGTATGCCGCCTAGGCATGGTAAAAGTCGCCTCATCTCGGAATCGACGATCCCGTGGTTCTTGCAGAAGTTTGTGAAGCGTAACATGATGTTCGTTGCGTATAATGACGACTTCGCAGAAGAGTGGGGAATGAAGGCGAAGGATATTATTCGCGCGCGCCAAGACCTGTTTTCATACAACATCCGTGAAGATCGTTCGCGTGTAGACCGCTTTGAGACCACAACGGGAGGAACTTGCTGGTTTGGCGGTATCAACGGAGGACAGACAGGTAAAGGCGCACACCTTGTAATTATCGACGACTACATCAAGGACATTGAGGATGCGATGTCCAAGTCCATGCGAGATAAAACGTGGGCGAAGTTTGTCGCCAACATCCATACTCGCTTGGAGCCGGGAGCCACAATCATCATTGTTGCGACTAGGTGGTGGTCGGATGATCTGATTGGGCGCATTTTGAAGCACCTGAAGGGGTGGGAAAACATCTGCTTCCCCGCTATTGCGACACCGGAGGTGTGTACCGAGCCAGGAGGAGTGGACATTCTAGGGAGACGGCCTGGAGATGTGCTGTTCCCGGAGCGCTACGGAATGGGTCGCATCGGCGAATTGCAGGCTGCGATGAAAGTGTCCGGCACCATCTTCGACGCGCTGATCCAGCAGCGCCCTATTGACGATCAGTCCGACTTCACTGATGGCGGCTGGTTGAGGGTAGCGCAGGGAGTGTCTTTGGATGGCATGTTGACAGCGCGTGCGTGGGACTTTGCCTCTAAACAAGGTGGTGGCGACTGGACCACAGGCACCAAGATGGGCCGAAAGGGACTATCGCGGCAGGCCTACATCTTCAACATCATTCGCAAGCAGATTTCTCCGCTGAAGATTGAGCAATTGATTCGACGCACGGCTGTAGCGGACGGAACCGACTGCGTAGTGCTTTTGGAAACGGAGCCCGGCTCGCAAGGCACGGCCCTGGTGGAGCACTACCGGACGAATGTGCTGCCTGAGTTCGAGGTTATAGCCGTTCCGGCGGGAAATAAGTCGAAGATTTTGAAGGCCCAGCCACTCATTTCCGGCGTAGAAAGCGGAAACGTATACTTGGTTGATGATCCTAACGCGGTCGAAGAAGCCGAGTGGATCAAGACTTTTCGTGAGGAGTTCGATGCATTCCCACCCTCCTCTGGTGGACATGACGATCAGGTGGATACGGCTTCCATCTGCTACAATCATTTATTTCAGAACGACGTGATCGCGCCTTCTTGGGGGTCGGTAGATACGCATACGATGCATAATGGGCGGTTAGTGCTGCGTCCTGGAATGTCGCTGGAGGATGCTGAGCTGGTGGCAAAGCTCGATCACGTCTATTCGGACGGTACAGAGAGTGGTAAGTTGGTGACAGGTGTTGTCTGGTAGCATACTTGCGCGGTTGCGGGGTTGGAGGGTTCGGTGGGTATTCGTCGTACGGAGAAGTCTGGTGGGGGAGGAGAGCCCGATGCCAATGTGGTGTATCGGGCCTTCAACTCCATTGTTTCGGCGCGCAACCTGCTGGCTCGGCAGCTCGGGGAGCTGTTCGGCGGGCGGCGTAACTTATATGATACCTTCGGGTACTCACAAACTGTCTCTTACGAGGAGATGCGCCGCCGCTATGAGCGGTTTGGTATCGTATCTCGAATCGTAAATGCGTACCCTGATGCTATGTGGACACGACCTCCGCAGTTGATTGAGGGGTCTGGAGAGACTGCGGCGCCTGCGAAGATCAACAAAGCCATGTACGAGATCGACAAGGCGGTTGGATTGTACCACTACGTTAACCGCGCTGATCGGCTGTCTGGAATTGGTAAGTATTCGCTTCTGCTGCTCGGCTTCGATGACGTTAAGACCAACGATCAGATGGAGAAGCCTGTTCGTGGAAGCGTAGGGCTGGCCTACGTGCAATGCTTCGGCTACGGCCAATGTCAGGTGGTTGAATGGGAAGATGACCTTAAATCCCCGTACTTCGGCCTGCCTCGTATTTACTCACTTGGGTTGGCATTGACGGTCAACCAGATGACCGAGAACCAACCTGCCAACTGGGTCCGTGTGCATCGTGATCGTGTTCTTCACATCTGCGACAGTCCCCTTGACAATGACGTACACGGCTACCCTATCATTGAGCGCATCTACAACTTCCTAGACGATTCCGAGAAAGTAGTGGGCGGCTCATCTGAGCTGTTCTGGCTCAATGGCCGTCGAGGACTACATATCGATGTGGACAAGGAGACTCAGTTCACAGAAGCGCACGCAAAGGATTTGCGTCAGCAGGTAGACGATTTCATGAATGATATGACGCGCGTGCTGCGTACACGCGGGGTCAACATCAAGGACCTGGGTTCCTCACATGTTAACCCGGAGCCTGTGTTCAACGTCATTATGTCGATGATTTCGATTTCGACAGGCATACCGCAACGCATATTCATCGGCTCGGAGCAGGGCAAGCTGGCCTCGGAACAGGATCGGGCTAACTGGGCCATCAGGGTCAACGAGCGCCGTACTCTGCACGCGGAGCCGAAGATATTGCGGCCATTGGTGTCGCGCTTGCAGCGGTTTGGTGTCGTACCTGGGGGCGAGTTTGACCTTCAATGGCCCGAAGCCTTCCAGATGTCCCCACTGGAGCGCGGTCAGACCTCAGCCCAGCAAGCCCGAGCTGCCACGAACCTTGTACGCTCTATGAAGGACTTCGAGCGCCCGACCGAAGGTGTGGACTATCCTATTTCGCGCTCGAACGTCACGATTGGCGGTGGTGGGAGCGGCAAATTCCACTCGGCGGCTGCGGCAGCAACTACGGCTGCGGCGAGTGGAGACGCGAAAGGTGGCCCGGCCAACGACAACAAATCCAAGAAGAGCGACAAGGGCGATTCCGGGAAGGCAGGCGGTGAAGCTGCAAAAGGAAAAGATGTCCCAACTCAGGGGGAGGATACTGGGAAAGCTGGTGGTACGGATGCGGAAGCTAAGCCGCCGGAAGCACCAAAGCCTGTAGTTATCGAGAACGAACAGATCAAGGTGCCTCGCCGCAAGCTCATCTCGGAGAAGGAAGCCCGGAGTATCATCTTTGCCATGGGCGAGCTGAAGTCCGAGGGATCAATTGACGGTGTACCCGACTGATTGTAGAGAATTGCTTGTCAAGCCCCTGTAGGAAGGCAGATGGCCACTCGATACAAACTTCGTACACTGCGTGCTGCGATGGACGGTGAGAACCGGACTTTGTGCGGACGGGATTATGTTGTCATTCCCGTAGTCGCGCTAGTGGAAGGAGTGCGCCACGCTGGCGGAGCATCCAAGCCGGAGCTGGTGTTATCTGAGGCGTTCGGGCGGCACGTCGAGACCTGGAATGGGCGTCCGTTGGTGGTCAATCACCCCGTCAACTCGGATGGGCAGGCTGTCCTGGCGTCATCCCCTGAAATTCTTGAGGAATGCTACCTCGGTGAGCTTCTTGGGGCGCGTGTAGAGGGAGGCAAGCTGCTTGTCGATGCATGGCTGGACGTGGCTGCGATCCAGGCTTCCACCTCGAAGGGGGTGGAATCCATGTGGAAGCGGCTGGTGGACGGGGAGACGGTCGAGGTTTCCGTTGGGGCAATCGTCTACACCAAGCGCGGAGAGGGCGAGTGGGAAGGCAAGAAGTATTCGGGGTCTTGGGATATCGTGATCCCGGACCATCTTGCCTTCCTAGACGGCGATCAGGTAGGGGCGTGTAGCGTCGAGGACGGGTGCGGAACATTCCGCACTCAGTCAGCAGGTCGGATTCAACTATCGGAAGGGGCGCGTCGGAACATGGCAGGTGCACTGAAGACAGTAGGCTCTGGAGCGAAGGGGGCGAAGGCATCGGTTGACGGTGAGAGCCGCGAAGCCTGTTCCTGCGCCGGAGCAAAGGGTCTGGTGGCGGCAGCGCCATCGGATGCGGACAAAGCCAACCTTGGCATGAGCTTTGCTCGTATGCTATGGAACGCTGATACTTTTGATGCGGATCGTCGTGGCTACATGCAGCGTGCGCTGTCGGAGCACTTCGGTTCCTCCAAAATGTCGTATGTGATTACGTATAATGACAACGTAGTTGTGTACGAACAGTATAATGGGGACAAGTTTGTCCTCTACGAGCTGGCCTATGAGAGTGATGGGGATAACAACTGCACTTTCGTCGGCGATCCCGTCGAGGTGGTGATCCAGTCAAAAACCGTCCCCGTGGGGGGAAAAGCGAAGGAGAAGAACATGTCGAAGGCACTCCAGTCGTTGGCGGCGAAGGCGAAGAAAAAGGACTCCGAGCCGGACGCGGCTGACGAGGACGAGGAGGACGAGGGCGAGAACGAAGGAACCACGTCGAAGGGCAAGAAGAAAAAGATGAGCAGTGGCGCGCACCTCCCCACCCACATTGTCGATCTCGCTGAGAAGCTGGATACGGCGGAGACACTGGAGGATGTACAGAAGGCGCTGTCCGGGACGGCGATAGGACGCCAGCTTGGGGCCGCTATGAAGGTCTGCGCAGCGGCGCGCGACAAGGCTGTGGCTGTTATCCTGTCGTCCTCCGGGGGCAAGCACTTCACCAAGGAGATGCTTGCAGGAGTCGAGTTCGAGGCGCTGGACAAGATGGCGTTGTCCTTCCTGTCGGCAGACAAGGCACTTGAAGCCGCTCGCAACCTGGAGGAGGGAGAGAGCGAGGAGGAAGGCGAAGGCGAAGATGAGGAGTCGGAAGCGGAGGCTGAGGCTGCTGTTGAGGGCCTATCGCTAGGCTTTATGGACTACAACGACGCCCTCGCTGCTGAAGAGAAGAAGCTGAATGGAAAGGGCGGTGCGGTTGCTTCCGGCCGCTCTCCGACGCCTGTTGGAAACCCCGCTAAGGCAGCGCGTCTGGCTGGCAAGGGGGCAAACTTCGGCGGCCGTGCAGCTAGAGGTGGTAGTGGTGGCAATGTCGGCGTCCCAGTCGCCCCGGACGTGTTCACCTTCGACAAGAACGGCAAGCTCGTTCAGTAAGTAACGGGTGCGGCCTTTGTCGGCCGCATCCTCATCCGCATTCTTATGCTTCGTCAACGTACAAAGCAATAACCCATAGGGGACAGACACATGCCGACAAAACGGACCATTATCGCAGCCGGTGAGGGTATGCGGTACGAATATCCCGCAGACGCTCAGATCAATCCCGGAGATTTCGTGCAGCGTACGGCTACTGGTGTGCAGCAGAACGCACTGGCTGGTTCAGCCAACATGGACAAGCTCATCGCCATCGAGGATGAGATTTTCGGCCGTGGTATCAATCCGGGGTCTGGCTATCAGGCCATCAACGCCGGGTATTTCTACGCCACTGGTGATCGTGTTCTTTGCGAGGCGCTGACTTCGGGGATGCTGGTCAACGCGAACCTCGCGGCGGGTGCAGCCGCGATCGCAATCGGCGACCCGGTTACGGGTGTGGCTGGCGGCACCGTGGCGAAGGGCACGACAGCGAACGCTATTGGCGTCGCTGACGAGGCTGTTGACAACTCCGGTTCGGGATCGGCGACGCGGATTCGCATTCGCATCATCTGATCCTGGACGTTACACTCCCTTCGCCGGGGGCGCAGGGCGATTGAATAGAAACCAACGCCCTGATGGGCACGGTGAAAGGTGGGACTACAATGGCGAATAAGGGACGGGGGAAGCCTGCAATCAAAGCGGTTCCGGTGAACCAGCTCCCCATGGCTAACACACCGGAAGCTCGAATGGCGAATGCTCCGATCGACCTGATGCTGCCCGGCGGCCGTCAGATCAATCTCGGCGCGCGCGACGCAGTGGACAGCAGTGGTGGCAGCGGAGAGTTCTCGGCGCGGCTTCTGGCAGCCAATGGCGATCTTGGCGCTCTGCGAACGGCGGCGGTTCTGCGCGAGAACGAGTGGCGCGAGTACGACACGGCCATCACACAAGTCGCCCGAGGTAAGTTCACTCTGGTGACGGACATGATGGCGGAGGGGATGCGGCGCAAGCTCGCGAACCCGATGGCCACCACCCAGATGGTCTGGGACCGCGCTGGCGACATGGAAGACGCCACGGTGGACATGACTGGCGAGGCGACGGATTTGCGCGATCGGATGGAGTTCGCGCAGGATTCTATGCCCATCCCGATCATCCACAAAGGATTCCGGCTGAACATCCGCACACTCATGGCGTCCCGGCAGGCTGGTACTGGTCTCGATGTCTCGACGGCGCAGCTCGCTACGCTGCGTGTGGTCTATACGATTGAGAAACTGTTCCTGTACGGCCAGTTCTCAGCCGGTGCCGGTGCTGGCACCCTGTACGGCATGACGACGTACCCTTACCGCAATACAGGAACCCTGACGGCGGACTGGCGGACGGCTACGGCTGCGCAGATTTTCGCTGACGTGAATGCCATGGTGCAAGCCATGGAGACAAAGAACCAGTTTGGCCCGTATGGAATGTACGTTCCAACGTCGTATGCGCAGGTTCTCCGGCGCGACTACGACGCTCGTACTCTTGGAGGCGGCGCCGGTTACTCGATCATGTCGCGATTGAAGGAGATCGAGAACCTGAAGTACATCAAGACCAACGTCTTCCTTCCCGACAACAACGTCATCCTGGTCAATCTGGACCCGAACACGGCGGAGGTGCTGGATGGCATCCAGCCGCGCATGATCGAGTGGCAGTCGCAAGGAGGCATGATCTACCTGTTCAAGGTCATGGCTATCATCCTGCCACGCATCAAACGCGACGCTCTGGACCAGAACGGTATCGTGCACTTCCACGTTTAGCCCACCCACACACATACACACTTTGTGCGTTTGGGATGTGTGAACCAATAGGACGGAGACAGAAATGGCGAAGGAAGCAGCGAAGGTGAAGGCTGTGGTGGTGCGAGGTTCGTTCTGGACGAGCCCGGACGCCGATGGCAACCGGCGGCACGTCGTGCCGGGGCAGGGCAAGGATTCCGAAGTGGAGGTAACGCCAACACAGTTGGCGGCCTCGGTTGGGATTCTAGTCGAGATCGAGCGTGCCGAGGCCGAGATGAAGAAGGTGGCGGCTGAGAGCATCGCACCGCCGACTCCTACTGCCGAGGCTACAACGGCTCCAAGCGATGCAGCTTCGAGTCGTCGCAACCGCTGATGTCGTGTTGGGGAGGAATAGCGGATGGCGGTGACGGCAGA